AAATGAGCAAAAAAATCAAGGACGATTTCAAGGACATTTTTTCCAAAGTCAAATCCGAAACTAATTTTTGGTTCTATAATTACTTTCAGGCGCTGACTTTGATGGAGGATGCCTTGATATATACAAAAACTGAGGGATTAAGCCAAGCGCAAAAAAAGGCGCTCATAAAAGCATTACAACGATGCCAAAATGTCAATCTCGGACTTGATGATATATCCGAGATTGGAAAGATACTGAGAAAGGCCGGAATGCAGACTTTGCCGGATTTAGTTTGAAAAACTGGAAAACAAAATATAATTATAAGCGCTTAATAGCCGAGATAGTTGCGCTCAGCTTGATACTGTGGTTAGTTTGCTTTTCGGAGGGGTGGGGACAATACATTGGTTTGAATTACAGTGAAGAAGATGTTTTACTGGTAAATATAACAAAAGATTCTTTGAAGACAATTTTTGACAAAAAAGATTCAACAAAAATGATAGAATGGAAAAGTATATGGCAAGATAGCTCTTGTCGAGTAATTGTTATTAATCCGTCAAAACTTACTTTCCATGATTTTTGGTATCCGATGTGTACGCAGCCGTATTCAAAACTAATTGTTGACGGTAAATATCATAAACCTATTCCTTTATTACGACATGAAGTGAGGGTGGGGAGAAAAACGGACTAACAATATCATCAGCGGGTCTTTCTCATATGACATTGTGGCCAACCTGGCAAATCTAATGTAATATATAGCCTGTAACCTTTAACCTAAGGAGATTGTACAATGAATGCACTCAAAAGCATCCTGGGAAAATTCAAAGAGGTTGCTAAATCAACAGGAGACGCATTTTTGCTGCTGCTGATGGGTTTTATCAGCGACTTACTGCTTCTGGCGTATCAATCCAGTAACCCAACCTGGAAAAAGGCCTCTCGAATAATCATGTATGCGGTGAAAGAATTCGAGCCGGAGTTGAAAGAATGGGTGACTAAATCCGATACTCCCTATGATGACAAATTGGTGGATGAGCTTTTGGAAACAATGAAAGCCATCCTGCCGTCGGAGTAAGCAAGTGGTTAAGATCCGACGAGGACGATATGGTGAGAAGCTCCACTTTGTCTATACGGAGCAGGAGGCCAGGTCTATGGGGCTGGCGTACAAGAGATTTGATGCCGGCCCCCACAAAAAAGGTGACTGGATCTTGTCCAGCGATGGCTGGGTATTGCAAATTACCTGGTACAAGGATTATAGCAACACCCCATCCGAAAGACGGCGTTGTAGCCATATGTATAATACCTCCATCGACAAGAACTTTACGGATCTGAATCGTACTTACAACGCCGATCCGGAAAATTATGCTCCTCGTTATCAACGAGGCAGTGGACTGAGCAGATTGGAGAAATTCATACTTGATCAGTTCCTGAAGGGTGTGCCTTTGGATGAGGCAATCAAATCCGTAACCTTCTCAACAAACGTTAAGGTCAAGGCACGAGCCCTGTTACGAAAGAAAAGCGCACAAGGATACATATTGGCAAACTTGGAAGAAATACTTGACAAAGCGGGGGCGACAAAGGAAAAAATTATCGAGGGAATCTTAAAGCTGGCCGAAAGTGACTCCACTGTCGACAGCGTCAGGCTTAGCTCATGGTTGGGCCTGGCGAAGTTTCATGGCATGGGGGAAGAGGCAAAAGGAATTGGTGAGCTAACAGAGAAACGAGTTGTCAGATTGTCCGGTAGAGAGTTGAGAGAGTTGGAGGCTGAGAAACGTTATAAGCTGCAGCTTGGTGAAGGTACCTCCGTAACTGTGTTGCAAGATAACGAAGCTGACAGTGAGGTTGATTTTGTCTCGAATGACACAGAAACCACTTGAGAAGCCGCTTATTTCTTGCGCTGACGAATGGAGTGACGAGCTGCAAGATCCAGCACGCAAGAAGGAATATCTCAAGCTGATGTTCCATAATCCAGCATTGTTTGCCTACACAGCAATTCCACAGCGCACATGGTATCGGCAAGGGTCGGGGTTCCAAAAGGATGGATTCAAGGCCGCTTGCGTTGTCCACCAAGACATCTATGACGCTATCTATCGGAAGCCAAAACGCATAGCAATCATAAGTCCGAGAGGAATCGCCAAAACCACAGTTGCCTCAACCATCGGCACCTGCCATGACATTGCCTACGACAGAGAGGATCTGATTATAATAATTAAAGAAACGTATAATCAGGCTGTCAAAGATTTCTACGACATCAAAACCATAATCAAGTTCGGCGAGCGATTCCAGTGGTTTTTTGGCAAATACCAGATACTTAAAGATCGAGAAAACGAATTCTACCTCCGCAATCCCATCACCGGCCACTCCACCTACCTTATGTGCATTGGCGCTGGCCAACGATTGGAAGGCACTCTTTATGGTGGCAAGAGACCAACCAAGATTATTGGTGACGACATCGAGTCCTTTGAGAACACCGCTACAGCCGAACAACGGCAAAAACTCCGTGACTGGCTGACGTCCTCTGTCATACCTGCCCTCAACCCGCATAAAGGGCATCTAATGTTCATAGGAACACCAAAGCATTATGACAGCTGGCTGTGGCGGACGTATGAAGGCTGGCAGAAGGCGAGAAAGGAAGGACGGCGATACAGTTGGGAAGTCATTTACCATCAACTTGAAGAGAATGGCAGGTGCATCTGGCCAGAAATGTATACGCCTCAACGCATTGCGGAGCTCAAAACTGAATTCGCTGAAGCTCACCAAATGCACAAATACTGGCAGGAATATCAATGCACGCCAATAGACACGGCAAATCTTGAATTCAAGCGAGAGTACATCAGGTTGTTTAACGGAGTGTTGACCTTCTCACTTGACGACGGGCACGTTCTTACTATCGGAGACAAGCGTATTCCTGTCTACGTAGTCGTTGGCTTCGATCCTGCAATGGGAAGAAAAGGAGGCACCTCTCCGGCGCTGGTAGTTTTATGTGCGGATAATAACAACAACCTTTATGTCACAAAGGCGGATCGTATCGATGCCCCACCATCGAAGCAGGTAGATATTTTGTTTGACTTGTACGAACGGCTCCGCCCTGACAGAGTTGTGATAGAGAAAGCCGGCATGCAGGAAATTCTGGCAGACTGGATGGGGCAGGAGAGAAGACACCGTGACATCTGGATGCCGATCATCAAGCAGCCGGTGCCAAAAGTGGACAAGGATGAGAAATTACGTTGGGGACTGCAGCCNAGGTTCGAAAGTGGGACAGTACATATCTTGGAAACACTGATCGAATTNCAGGAGGAGCTGCTAACCTTTCCGAATTCAAAGCATAAAGACCTACTAGACGCCCTCTGGCTGGCAATGCAGAAAGTGCATAAATGTAGCAGGAAAGACATTGGCAAAGCGGGCAAAGTGGAGAAACGGAAGAAGAAAATTTATGATTGGAGGAGCCTGTGATGGGAGTAGGCCTAAGCAAACATAGAAAAAGTGGGCACCCACACAACAATGCCCATTTTAGCGGCCTGAAAGGAAGCAACACCAAACGGAAGCGCCATTCTACACGCAAGCAAAGAAGGCTGCGGCATGGAGTACACCATAACAAATATCAAGAGGAGTAGGAGCTGCAAGTTGTACGTTGGATGAAGTGAAAAGAGCGATGAGCGCAGTTGCCAAAAGAGTATTGTGTGAATCAGTTTACGAAGCCTACGAAGAATTGATGATCAAAGGTGCTTTGCTATTGCTTTAATAGTACTTTGGGTATGGGTGTTATGGGAATGAAAAAACTATTGCATCCCAATTCCGGTCTCTCCCNTATGGGGCTCAAGGATTATTTTTTTCTTGACATCCACTAAATTTTGTACTATATTATCTCCGATGGAACAACTCATTGATATAGAACAAGTATTCGACTACATTCGCCGGAGGATGAAAAAGCCGTTTTTTGGTAAATTCATCCTCAGCTTATCGGTTCATAACTCACAAGTCAAAAGTGTTAAATCCACTTCCACTGACTTACAAGGTCTTGAGGTGGAGGAGACTATTGACAGCTCACAATTTGAATCGAATCATTGTGGGATTGAAATACGTAAGTGAAGAAATGGGGATGTAGGGTAATGAACTTTGAATCGAATCATTGTAGGATTGAAACATGGTAACCCTGAACATTGTTAATTGCTGTTACTTGTGTGCCTATTCTCCCTTCAAATCACGGAAGGGGATTTTGAAGCAGGAAGCAGTATGTGATTTTCTGACACAATACAACGATAAGGACGTAACAGTATCCCCGTTTTCTTGCTGCAAAAACTGGCGAGTGAATGTAGATAGATTTAATCACGAGCGCACCATAATATTGGCAAATAAATAAACTTGATAGTAAATTAATACCGCCGAATAAACAATACTTCCTCTTGTAACCTCGCAGCCACCTCAGTGGATCGAACAGCAGAATCGTAGGAGCATATTGTGGCTGAAGTCGACCCACAAATCAACGGGCTTCTTAATCAATTTTACGAATACAAGTCCAAGCGTGCAGTTTGGGATGTTGAGGCCGCAACGGACATGCGGTACAAGTTCAATGAGCAGTGGACGCCTGAACAGAAAACGAACCTTGAAGGTCGTGGCCAGGCNCCACTCGTCATCAACCGCATCATGCCTATCGTCGAATCCCAGAAAGCACAATTGACCGCTCGCTCTCCTTCCTTTCGTACAACCGCGCGCACTGATGATGACGTGCAGAAAGCACAGCTATTTTCCGATATAACATCCTATATTTGGTATATCAACAACGCCAACATCACTGCTGCCGACGTGGTTGATAATGGTGTCACCACTGGTTGTGGATATTTTTACGTCTGGTGGGATCCAAACGGNGATGATGGCTATGGGCAGGTGGTTATCGATTCCCTCCATCCATTTGACATTTATCCTGATCCTAACAGCCGTAAAATCGATTTGACGGATGGTGACCTGTTTGTCAGCAAGATGATCAAGCGTAAACATGCCCTACAATTGTGGCCTGACTATGCCGAGACTATCGAGCAGACNATTGCTGACATCGACACTAAGATGCCATCCACATTGGTAGAGGGTGAAGAGTCCCAACAAATATTAGATGAAGTGTACGATTCCACCGCTGACCAAATTCGTTTCATGGAATATTACGAGTATATTCGAGTCCCATTCTATATTCTGCGTGAGAAGTCTACTGGCATCGAGCGGGAATTGACAGAAGACGAGTTCACGCTTCTTAATCAAGATACTGCATCATCCTTCCTGAATGTAGATGTTACTAAGCGTTACCGCCAGCAAGTGAGATGCACTACTGTTTTGGGTCTTGAGAAGATTGATGAGAAGATAATTCCTACTGACGTAATTCCGGTATTGAAGTTTACTTACTTCCATACTGGCAACCCCTATTCCATGGGGCCAGTGAGGTTCCTCCGAGGACCGCAAGATGAAGTGAATAAGCGTCGAGCATTGATGATCGCCCACGCCACTGCCAGCACCAACTTTCGGACATTGATTCCGAAAGGATCGGTGGAAGATTTGGAAGAATTCGAGAATGAATTCGCCCGACCTGGGGCAGCGATTGAGTACGACCCAGAACTTGGGGAACCAAAAATACACCAGCCGGTGCCATTGCCGACTGCATTGTACGAATTGGAAAACCGTGCAGCAAATGATATGGATTTGATTTCTGGGACTCCGCCAATTGCACAAGGATTCAACGTTAATGCCCCAGAGACTTACCGAGCCACATTGGCTCTTGAAGAGTGGGGCAACCGCCGCATTAACTCCACCGCCAGAAATTTTTACCATACTCTACAGCTGACAGGTAAGGTAGTGCTGTCTTTCATCCAAGCCTACATGAAGCAGGAGCGTGTTCTGCGGCTTGTCAATCCTGATGATGTGCAGGACATTCACTCCATTGTAGTGAATCAATCGCAATATGACAGTTTCGGGAAGGTGATTGGTCGACTCAACGATCTGTCGGTAGGCCGATATGACGTGCAAGTTGTTGCTGGGTCAACAATGCCTGTCAATCGTTGGGCACAAGCAGAGATGTATAAGGAATTTGTCGTAGCAGGGATAATCCCAAAAGAAGAATTGTGGAGGAAACTGGATCTATTTGACGTGGATAAACTGATGAAGCAATACTCCATGCAGACACAACTCATGCAACAAAATCAACAATTGCAACAACAGGTAGAGCAGCTAACCAAGCTATCCACCCAACTTCAAAATGAACTCCGGCATGCCAAGCTGGCAGCTGAGACCGCGGAATTTGACAGCGCATTAGATAAGCGTATTGTCCAGCTGGAACGGCAATGGCAGAAACGAATATTGGAGCTTGAAGCTGCCATAGCGCAAATGGATATTAGCAAGAGAGAACTTAGTGATGGTGGGAATGGGAAAAAGGTCTCAGTAGAGACAGAGAGGAACGATTAGTTAGCACCCTTTCCACTTCCCAGAAAATGTCAACAACCTCAATAGAGACAGAGAGGAACGATTAGATGGCGAAAGTTAAGACCTCCAAAAAACTTCGGCCTTTGCGTGTGAAGGCCAAAGAGAAGGCTGGCAAGATTACAACTGCCGGCAGGAGAGCATTGAGCAAAGGACAGTTTGCTCTTCCGGATGGCAATAAACCAGGTGTGAAAGGAAGATACCCAATCCATGACATCAGCCATGCCAGAAACGCCCTGGCAAGAGTGTCGGCACATGGCACGTCATCCGAGAAAGCCAGAGTGCGTGCAGCGGTGTATAGAAAATATCCAACGCTGAAACCAGCTAAGAAAGCAAAAAAAAAGAAATAACTATGCCTTACAAAAGAATTGGAAAAACTGTTTATACCAAATCGTCAGGCAAATGGAGGAAGAAGGCAACCGCCAAATCGCTGGCAGCAGCCAAAAGTATGCTGCGTTTATTGAATGCGATTGAGCACAGTGATTGGCGGCCAACAAGGCGGAAGTCTCGATGACAATTAATGATAGATTTCTATAGAGGTAATGTATTTAATCATGAAGGGAATCAGCTATGCCAGAAGATGAAGGCTTATTCTCCGAAACCCCGACACCGACAACAGAATCGGCAGCGGATTTAGTTTCTGCTGTGGGATCGGAGGAACAAGGACCCTTACCAACTGCTGAAAAGCCAAAACCGAAACAGGTAGATTGGCAAAAACGTTACACGGATTTGCAAAGCTACCATGACAAGAAAAGAGTGGAATTGGAGAAANGGCTCCAAGACAGAGATAAGGAATTAACCGAATTCAGTGAAGTGAAGCCGCTGATCAACTTAATCAAGCAAGATCCTGAGGCTTTGCAGTTCCTTACCAATAAACTGAACGGTCGTCCGACTAATCCAGTCCAGTTTGCCGCACCTCCTGATTTACAAAGGCCATCAAACTTTGATCCTTATGAGGCGATGGATCCAAGCACTCCAAGCGGCCAGTATTGGCTTAGGACACAGCAAGCCCAATTAGATCGACTGAAACAAGAAGTTTCGGCGCCGATACAACAAGAACTTCAGTCCTTGAAGAAATGGATTGAAGGACGTGAAAAGGAAAAGGAGCAACAGGTTCTCAAACAAGCGCAGGCGCAGGAATTAGACAGAATGAAGAAAGCCTTTCTTGACGCCCATTCTGAGGTGGATGAGATTCAATTCAGTGAAATGATGGATTGGATCCAAAATCCAGGCCCAATTACTTTTGACGACTTTTATATGATTTGGCAAAAAAGACAGAGCCAGCATCAAGCGACTGGGCTAAGCGCCAAAGTTACTGAAATAAAAAACATGCCAGTGATCAATGCTGCCACAGTATCTGGTACATCGGAACCAACCGAATTGAGTGAAGATGAGTTGTTCTCAAAAGATCTGTTACGCCATACCACTGGCAAAAGGTGGAAGATAACACCGAAACAAATATAACTGACATTACCGAAGAGTCCTCATTTCGATGGACTTTGAGCTTCCGAGTCCAAAGTCTGCGGCAGGAATGCTTTTCAATACGGATAATGTCATAAGTGACTTAGAAACTCCTTGAAGCTCCATTTATGGAGCACCTCAATCAGAATACCTCAACGTCATAGCAAACCACATTAATAATACGTACTATAATTTAGAAGGAGGTTAGCTATGGCACAAGCATTTGCCTATAACTTCAAAACATCATATACGGGGAGTTCGACTGGTATATTGTATACCGACCGCAGGGTATTTTATCCCAAACCTGCAGTGGTGAAGGAATTATATCCTGATGTTACTCCCTTTGTATCATTTTTAGCTGGATTGAAGGTGACCACTGTGCAAGACGCCGACTTTAAGCTTTTCGAGCATAGGGCTAAGTGGCTTGATCAATCCGGTTATGCCCGCACAGCTATCAATTGGGACGGTGGTGGGGCATGGAGCGACACGAAGACATCCGTAACGTTGTACTCTGCTACTACCGGCACTGGTCAGTTAGCTTATATTGTGCTCGGTGACATGTTAGAAATCCGNGCCCAATCAACAGGTACAAGGAATTCCGGTAGCGCGGTAGCAGCGACAGTTGTCAAAGATCAAATCGTTGCTCGCGCCGTTGTTACTGCTATTGCCCAGACAGCGGATACTTCCACTGTCGTGACATTGAAAGCGTTGTCCAAAGGTACATCCGGAACGCCAGACGGCTCTGACGTTTACGACGTTGCCGATGGTGATCCATTCGTGGTGATCAGTCAAGCCGTTGAAGAAGGAGCAAATGCTCCTGAGGCATGGTCGGATGAATTGGAGACAGTCTGGAATAGCTGCCAAGAAATCCAAACCACAGTCGAGATCACTGACATCTTATACCGTACAACCAATCTTCGCGGTTATTCTAATGAGTTAGCCCGATTGCGTGTTGACAAACTGGCTGAGCAGAAGATGAAGATCAATCGTGCGTTATTGCTCGGCTACAAGGCTGGTGGTACGGAGAGCAACACTAACCACATTACTGGCGCTGGTGGCAATTTGCTTCGAACGACAATGGGAGCAATTCCCATCGTTGATAAGTATGGCACTGCCGATCAACAAGTATTCAGCCGTCAGTGGGCAAATTATGATTTGTCTGCTTTCATCGAAGATATGGAGGCCGCCTCCGCCTACGATAATGCAAAGCTTGAGAAGTTTGCGTTCTGTGGCTCTGGCATTGTTGCGGAGCTTTCAAAAACCGGCGACGGCTCATTCTTCCAGCGGTCAGGCGGCAGTGTGTCATTGTCAGACTGGAAGTCGACGTCCTTTGGTTTTGACATCCGAACCTTGACACACCCATTTGGCCAGACACATCTTTCTTGGGATCCATCATTAAGATATGACCCTTATAAGGACTACATGCTGATTGTGGATCCTGACAATGTGGAGATGATGCAGTTCATTCCGATGGAGTATGAAACCAACATCCAGTCCCCTGGTGAGACAACTCACAAAGACCGGTATCGGTCGATGCAAGGTATGGGGATGACGTTGAAAGAGAAGCATACATTATTCAAATTTAGTTAATGGAGGTAACAATGGCTTGGAGTAAATCTTCTACCGAGATAAATGGTAAGAAAGCATTCATCGCTGAAGAAACGGTGCCGCTTGGTAAGACAGTAGCAACACGATATAGTAGCGTGATTGACTTCATTCCTCCAAATACTGATTTTACCATAATCACCAATGCTGATGCGACTAATACTTCCGGATCCTTGCATGATGAGCTTTGGATCTCAACGACATCAACGGGAACAAAATATGAGTTGCGTGAGAAATTGCGTGATGAATATTATTCGAATCAAGGTACCTCCTTTGACACTTTGGATACCAAACGACGAGTAAGATTCCATGATGTCAGTCACTATGGGCAAGGACCTTACTATTGGATTGGTCTTGATCATGCAGCTGCGGAGTCCACCGGTAAGACTATTAAGTGTATTATCTTACATGCCGGACAAATGCATGACTGATGGTCATCCCGATGTAGTATCAGTGGTTATGATTGACAGCCGATCAAGAACTCACCCGGAATGGGTGCAATCGGCTGTCAATTCGATAAAGAGACAGACGGTTGACAATGAGTTGATCATTGTTGATAATGTTCAACGAGATAAAACTATCGGTAAGTGCTGGAATGACGGAGTCAAAGCGTCCTCTGGAGAATGGGTATTTTTCATCGGGGATGATGACTTCATTTCACGAGATTATCTGTATTCTCTACTTCAGCACACAAATGGCCAGACTATGATAACAACTCGTATGACGGCATTTCAAGACGANACTGGAGAGTCTCATCCGATACCGACTGTATGTACTGGTATGTGGAGAAGAAAGTATTTAGTTGATAACCCTTTTAATGAACAACTGAGATCCGGCGTCGATAGAGAATATATCGAAGAATATGTCAAAGCAGGCGGAAGTTATCGAGTGCTTGACTATCATTATGGTTACTATTATCGTAAGCATAACGAACTGTCTTGTGCTGGCGATATACGGTTTTCCAGTAAGCCAGTAGACATCTACGTACTGGCTTCGTCTCCAATGTTTGTAAAGCCTATTGTTGAGCAGTTTAGGAAACAGAATGACTCTGTGTTATTGAGTCAGCAACAATTTGAGCCTCGTCTGGCGGACACTGCCGAAGTTATTTGGTGTGATTGGGGGAATGAAAATGCCATCAGAGTAGCCAATCATCCTTGTAGAGCGAAGAAACTGCTGCGTATCCATGCCTACGAGGNGTTTACAGAGGCTATTTACCATATAGATTTCGCAAAGTTTTACAAGGTAATCTTTGTGGCGAATCACATCAAATCCTTCGTCGAGCGTCAAATAGGAGAACTTCCTAATGCAGTAGTTATTCCTAATGGAGTTGTGATGCAAAGATGGCAGCTTGCAGAAGGAAAACAGAGAAACACCAACGTTGCTTGGGCAGGATACATCTCAAGAAAGAAAGGCTGCAACTTGTTATATTTATTGGCTAAAGAATTTCCTGATTATCAGTTTCATGTNGCAGGGAAATATCAGGAAAATGATGTTGCGGAGTTCTTCAAGATAAACACATTGCCAAATCTTCATATCTATCCCTGGCAGTATGATTTGAATGAATGGTATCAGGACAAAACTTATATTCTTAATACCTCATTACGAGAAAGCCAGGCTATGTCAGTTATGGAGGGGATGGCATGTGGACTGAAGCCAATTGTGTACAACTGGATAGGGGCACAAGACATCTATCAGAAGAACTGGTTATGGGACACCATATCCGGATTCAGGCTGATTATTTCAGGGGAATGTATACCTGATGAGTACAGGGATTACATTAGCAACAAATATGATTTTGCTATTGTTTATCCGGAAGTAAACAAAATAGTATTTGAGTAGGCTATGGCAAGAACTTTAGCAGATTTGGAAGACCGGGTCGGGTATTTCCTTGATATGACAATTGGAGCAACATCCGATCCAACCAGCACTGAGGTACTGCAATGGCTCAATGACGCCCAGAAGGAAGTTGCGCGGCTGGTGGATCCGAACACCGTCCCTGCGCTTATCGNTGTCCATAATCCCTCGCTGGCAGCGGTGAGTGAGACTACGCTGCCCGCTGACTACCTCAAATATGTCAGTGGAACACTCAACGTCGACGGCATTGGCAGTGACGATTATCCTCTGCACCGTATCTCCCCGGAACAAGCGACGCATCGTTACACAAATGAATTTCTGGCTGGGGCAACCGATGCGCCAGTAATATGGATGCAGGAAGGGAAATTTAAATTCTATCCGGCTACAACAGGGACAGCGGCGACTGGCAAGCTAAAAGTGACATACGTCAAGATTCCTGCCGACAAAGTGACTGGCTCTGAACCTGACACACCGGAATGTCTGGATGAAGCATTGGTGTCCTATGCCGCCGCCATAGCAAAAGCGCAGGAAGAGGAGTTCCAGCAATATGGCATTTTTATGTCGAAATTTCTACAACTACTTCTACAATTTCAAAGGAAAATCAATGGAGGTGCATAATGGCACTGTCTGACATTTCAAGAAAACAAGCAAGATCAGACTTGCGGTCTCGACTCAATGAATATACTGACGAAAAGTTAAGCGACGGTGAATTAGGCCACTGGCTCAACATGGGGCAGTTTGACGTATTTAATCGATTGGGTGTAATTAGTGATATTTGGTACGGCAACATGGATGCCGGTAACGACGTTTCCGGTCATGCTGCTGGCA